AGTAAGAGTGCCACCAAGATCTTCCCACCCACTCCAGCCATTTTCATACCATTTATGCCACATGTGATTGTCAGTACCGCGTACAAAACAATCGATTCGACCTGGTCCCCACGAAACAGCAGCAGGAGAACTAGTAAGAATGCCACCGAGGTCTTCCCAATCACTCCAGCCATTTTCAAACCATTTATGATACATGTGATTGTCAGTGCCGCGAGCAAAACAGTCTAGTCGATTTGGTGCCCAGGAAGCGACAGCAGGTGCATCAATAATTACTCCACCAAGATCTTCCCAATTACTCCAAACTCTCCAGTCTCTCCAGTCTCTCCAGTCTTTTAGATACATTTGATCATATTGCCACCCCATAATAATTACCTCCCAGATTTTTTCTAGTATAAATAATTATTGATAACAGGTTGCTTTTTATGCGGATAGGTCATTCTCAATAAATTTATTCTATATCATGTTTTATTATGCATTGGGGATAAATAACATTTTTTTGTATGCAGTTAACTTTGGGGTGTTGTTAAATATGTGTTGACTACATCGCGAACTTTTTGCGGAGGATTTACGGACGAAAGTAGGTTTCTAACATGATATATTTGTATTGTGAGAAGTGGCGGAAAACATAACTCATAAATTCTTTTATAAACTATATGTTGTCTAAACGGTTTCATAATGACGGCACATAAAATCCGAAACTAGCAGATGGTAATGATTGAATGATACCGTTATTAGGGAGAGCTTTTGCTCTTCTTCAAGTTACTTAATATTGTTGGTGTAGATAAGTGTAGCGAAATTGGGTGATTGGAAGAAGAATAAAACTTCATTTACCGTAATTAAAATTCAAATTAATAATTGATATAAAAGCATCCATTCGGGTGCTTTTTATTTGGAGAAAGGGGGTGAAGTAATGAATAAAAATAAATCAATTATTCAAGTAGAAAATAAAAGTTTGAAAACCAAAGTTGAGCATATAAAGAGTGATGGAAAGGCAATTGAATCTCTAATTAATCAATAAACAAAAATTAGAGAGTGTAAATCGAACTTCCAATTAAATGGAATAGGTATAATTATTTTCTAAACAAAGTATAGAAAATGGTGAATAGTCTGCATATATTTTCTAAAATTTATAAATATTTACAAAATTTAAAAAACAATATAATCTTGGGTTGTACCAAAAAATTCTAATTAAAAAGGGGATGTTGTTATGTTTAAAAAATTAGTAATGGGGACGTTAGCAACTGGTATTGTATTAACAGGTGGAATTGGAGCTTCGGCTGCAACATTCACAGCGGATGATGTTAATAGCTCTAAAGCTTTAGCTGCGTCGGTTTGTCCTCCTAGTTCAAACACCTTAAAAATGGAAATGACAAACAAAACGGGTGTTTTTGCAAACGTTTGGGATCAAACAGAAAAGCGTATTAAATGGTATTTCAAAGCTATGCATTTTAATCAATCAACAGGAATTTACACTGGATGTTATGAGGGACAAAAGTATTAATATGGAACATTAATAAAGAAGCGTGCTCAATTAATTGAGCACGCTTCTATTTTTGTGAGGCTTTATATTGATGATAAAAAGATTATTATACATTACTAAAATGGATTGTTTAGGAAGAAAAGTAACAGCGGAACCTGTAGCTGAGCTATAGTAACTTCAATCAAAGATGTTGTAATTAAGAAAGTAACGTTTAAAGGAGTGAGATAAATGAATTTAATTAAATTAACCAAACAAGAACAAGCGGTTGCGATTGGTACATTCATTTCGATGTTAGGACAGGATCTTGTAAATAAACGCATCGATAAAGAGAAATTAGAAAGGGTACTTCCTATTTTTAATGAAATGCAAGATAATACAACACCAAAGCAAAAGAGAGAAGCAATGATCAGTTTGCTTGGTAAAGCGGTAGATGAATTCTTAGAAAAATAGCCATAAAAAAAGGAAAAGCAACTCGCTTTGGGGTGCGAATCACTTTTCCAGATGGCAATGTTAATTTTATTATAACAACTTGTATTTATTTGGTAAATATATAATTAGAATATTCTTTCCAAGGGAGTGAAACAGATGCAAGTTTACTGTTCTAACTGTAATGAAGATTACGATATGCAACCGCAAGTAGCACAGCTTCCAAAAAGAATTGAGAAGTGTTTCTACATTTGTCCTCATTGTGGTCATGAGCATGTTGCTGCATATGTGAGCGACAAAGTTCGTAAGCATCAAGCTGACATTGCAAAGTGTCACGAACGGATTAATAAAAATAATCTGGCAATCGAGGATGAAATGAAACGGTTGAGGAAGAGGATGGAAGGTGCCAAGTAAACCATTCAAGCCGTGTAAGTCGTTAGGTTGCAATGAACTAACACGGGATAAGTATTGTGCTAAACATATCGAAAATGAAAAAGAAACCGTAAGATATTATGACAAACATATTCGAAACAAAAGCTCACGTTCATTCTATAACTCCAAACCATGGAGAGTTATGCGTGAGTTTGTTTATCGTAGAGATCATGGCTTATGTGTTCAATGTAGAATGAATGGCATTATTAAGATAGGTGATGTAGTCGATCATATCATTCCGTTGCTTGTGGATTGGTTAAGGCGGTTAGATCCAGCTAATTTACAAACACTATGTCACGCTTGCCATAACAAGAAAACAAAAGAAGATGAGAAGAAATACCGAAAATAATTTGAAGGAAAAAATTCATAAACAGCCCCCCACCCTGAAAAAGCAAAGGAAGGTTCTCCGTAGACCGCCGCCTAGCTTTCCGTGTAAAAAGTTCGTTTTATTCCATAAAAGGGGGTTCAGCCGAGGGAGGTGGTTCACATAGGAAGGAAAGCGAAACCGATTCATTTGCATTTATTAGAAGGTAATACAAATCGATTGACAAAAGATGAAATTGAGCAGCGATTAAAAGCCGAAAAACAGTTACAAGCAAAAAAGGACAAGGTAAAACCACCAACGTGGTTAGATTCAATTGCTAAGAAAGAATTTAGACGGATTGCTGGTGAATTACTAGAGCTAGATGTTATTACAAACATAGATGTGAATGCATTAGCAACGTATTGCGATGCTTACTCTGACTATGTTGAATGCACCAAAATTATACGAGAAGAAGGACTTCTTGTTGAATATACAAATAAGGCAGCTGAAACCAATAAAGTTCCCCATCCACTACTTACAAAGAAGAAGCAATTGCATGAACAAATGAAGGCTTTGGCTGTTGAGTTTGGTCTTACACCGAGTGCAAGAGCGAAAATTGTCATTCCAAATATAAAACAAGGCCCTAAAACAAACGTAGAGAAGGAGTTTGACGTATAACATGATCAGACAATGGATGATGGACTACTGTGATGATGTATTACATGGTGAAGTTTGTTGCTTGTCAGAAGCATAAACAAGCGTGTAAACGATTTTTAAGAGATATTGAGCGTGAAGGTTCTGAAGATTTTCCATATGTTTTTAAGGAAGAAAAAGCGCTTCGTTTCTTAAAGTGGATGTCTCTTTTTAAACATACAAAAGGAAAATTAGCAGGTCAGAGAATTGAACCACATTCCATACAAATTTTCGTGTTTAGCAATATTTATGGATGGGTGCACCGAAATACAGGGTTACGTCGATTTAAAAAGGCATATTGGCAAGTAGGGCGTAAAAATGCAAAGTCACAATCTTTAGCGTGCGTGGGCTCATATGAAGCAATGGCCTTTGGTGAGAATATGTCGGAAGTATATGTTGGTGCCACAAAAACAGAGCAAAGTAAAATTGTTTGGAATGAAATTAAAGCGCAAATGAATGGGTGCGAAGACCTAAAAGAAAAATTCAATATTGCGTATGGGAAAATTGAGCATCTCAAAACAGATTCTTTTATTTCCGCGCTCTCAAAAGATGCGGGAAAATCTGGGGATGGACTAAATGTTCAGTGCGGGATTATTGATGAGTATCATGCCCATCCTACCTCTGAAATTTATGATGTTCTGGTGTCAGGTTCAGGTGCTCGTCCGAATCCACTCATGATGATTATTACAACAGCTGGTTTCAACTTGAGCCATCCTTGCTATCGTGTGGAGTATCAATATGTTTCTAAGATTTTAGACCCGAACATTGATATTGAAAATGAAGAATATTTTGTGATGGTCAATGAATTAGATAAGGATGATGAAATTACGAATCCTGAAGTCTGGGAGAAAGCGAATCCTATTTTATGTAGTTATGAAGAAGGACAATCTTTTTTAAAAGGAGAACTTCAATCAGCATTAGATGTCCCAGAAAAAATGCGGAATTTCCTGACTAAAAACATGAATCGTTGGGTGGACATGAAAGAAAATGGGTACATGGACATGCAAAAATGGAAAAATTGTAAAGAAACTGTGGAATTATCCGAATTAAAAGGATTGGAATGTACAGTAGGTGTCGATTTATCAGCAAAAATTGATTTAACAAGTATTTCATTCGAGTTTAAAAAGGATGATAAGTATATCGTGTTAAGTCATAGCTTTATGCCGGAAGATACGTTAGTTGAAAAGAGACAAACGGATAAAGTGCCTTATGATTTGTGGGTACAACAAAAATGGATTACCACAACACCTGGTGCGGTAGTTGATTATGAATTTATCAAAACACATATTAGAAATATGGAAAAAGACCATAAATTTAAGATTAAAGAAATATGTGCGGATCCTTGGAATGCAACGCAATTCATGCAAGACATGGAAGCGGAAGGGTATACGATGATAGAAATACGCCAAGGGATGGCAACTTTATCAGGTCCTACAAAAGATTTTAGAGAACAAGTGTATTTAAAGAAAGTCATCCACAATAACAATCCTGTATTAAATTGGGCAACGAGTAACGCTATAACAAAACAGGATGCGAACGAAAACATTATGTTGGACAAGTCAAAAACAACAGAAAGAATTGATCCGATAGCGGCTGTAATTAACTCGCATGTTCGATGCATGCTTAATTCTGGTGAGATGGACTTAAACTCCTATATTTTAAGTCAAGATTTCTCATTCTAGGAGGAATCACATGCGATTCTTATTATTTTTCATAAGTATTTTAGAAGATATTCTATTGATTTCGGGGTTGTCCATTATTGTAGGGACGACTTTTTTTGTTAATCCGATTTATGGATGGTATCTATTAGGGATTATTCTCACAATGCTGGGGGCGGTAATGATAAGAAGATAGAAAGGAGGTGAAACATTTGATTTTTCGGCAGTTATTTAGAAATCAGGATACGACAGATTTAAAAAATCCTTCTCCTTGGTTCAAAAGTTTATTTGGATATCAAGCCGCAAGTGGTGAAAAGGTAACGGTTGAGTCCTCTTTAGGTGTTCCGACGGTTTATCGGTGCATTAACATCCTTGCAAATAGTGTTGCGATGCTACCTTTTCAAACGTTTAAGAAGACAGCGAAGGGTAGGGAACGGGATAAGGCGCATCAAGTGTCATTTGTTCTAGAAAGAAGACCAAATCCTTATCAAAGCCCATTTAAATTCAAACATTTAATTGAAACACATCGTAATACATGGGGGAATGCTTATATCAATATCCATTGGGGTGTGGATGGCAGACCGAAAGAGTTGTGGGTATTAAATCCAGCTGTTACAACTCCAACTGTTGATTTAAAGACAAATAAGTTATGGTATTTCACTAGTCTTCCAGATGGTACACCTGTAAAAATACCTGATGATGACATAATTCATCTTACTACATTGTCTACTGATGGTTTGAAGGGTAAACCACCTATTCAGATTGCAAGAGAATCAATAGGTAGCTCACAGGCGGCACAAAAGTTTAAAGGTAAGTTCTTTACAAACGGTGCAGCGCATAGTGGGATATTAAAAACGCAACAAGCACTTGGTAAAGAGGCGAAAGAAGTACTTCGTGATGCATGGGAAGAGGCAAATACAGGATTAAATAATGCTCAAAGAATTGCTATTTTAGATGCTGGTTTAGAATTTGAGAAGGTTGGAATGCCTTTAAAAGATGCCCAATTTATTGAAGGTATGAAATTTGATAAGGGCGAGATTGCAAATATCTTTAATATTCCTTTGCACATGATTAATGAGTTAGATCGTGCTACTTTCTCCAATATTGAGCAACAGGCGTTGGACTTTATTCAAAATACTTTGAGCCCAATTCTTATACAGTACGAAGAAGAGTTTTCTTACAAAGCTTTTTCATTTAATGAGCAAAAACGATATTATTTAAAATTCAATCTGACAAGCTTATTACGTGCTGATTCTAAATCACGAGCGGAATTCTACAAAATCATGTTAGATGCTGGTGCTTTCTCAATCAATAAAGTATTAGAGCTTGAAGATATGGATGGAATTGGGGAATACGGTGATAAACATCGTGTTGACTTAAACCATGTATCTATTGAGATTGCCGATGAATACCAATTAGCGAAAGCTAATGGAGGGGCAATACAGAAGGGAGGTGAGGACGATTAAAGATGTATTCACTATTAAAAATCAAACGGAATCATCAGCGGATCTATTTATCTACGGTGATATTGTAAATAATACTGGCTGGAAGTGGGATGATTCGGATGTTATGCCGGATGATGTGAAAAACATTTTAGGGCAATTAGATGATAAAAGTAACCTTAATATCTATGTAAATAGTGGTGGTGGTTCTGTATTTGCTGGTTTAGCTATTTATAATATGTTAAAGCGCAATAAGGCTCAAAAAACTGTTTATGTAGATGGTGTGGCAGCTTCAATTGCTTCCGTAATCGCCCTAGCTGGTAATCGCGTTGTTGTTCCTTCTAATGCATTTTTAATGATTCATAAACCATGGACTGTTACTAGAGGTAATGCAAATGTCCTTCGTAAAATGGCAGAGGATTTGGATAACCTTGAGTCTGGAATTATGAATGTATACAAGGAAAACTTGAAAGAGGGCATCGGAATTGAAGAAATTCAACAATTAGTAGATGCTGAGACTTGGTTAAGTGGTGAAGAAGCCGAAAAATACTTCAATATAGAAGTTGTGGAAGCAAAAGAAGTTGCAGCATGTAGCAGTGATTATTTTGATAAATATCAAAAAACACCAAATAAGATTGTAGCAAAGGCTCCTTCTATTCCCAAAAAGGATAATAGCGAACAATTAAAAATACAAAACGCACTAGACCTGTTAGAGCTTTAGGTCTATTTTTTGTGCCAAAACAAGGAGGAAATACCGAATGGATAAACGTGAACAAGAGTTACGTCAAAAAGTTGCTGATTTAAAAGCGAAAGCAGAAGAATTTAACAATAGTGGTAAATATGAAGAGGCAAAGGCAAAAATTGAGGAAGCGAAAAACGCGAAAAATGAATTGGATAACTATCTAACAATGAAGCAAATTCAAGTTCCTGAGCCTGTAAATTCACAGGCAGGAGTATTACCTCCAGCATCAGTTAAAAATGAAGATCCATCATACAAAGACGTATTTATGAAAGCTATTCGTGGCCAAAGTTTGAGTCATGAAGAAGCAAGTGTTATGCAGGAATATAAAGCAGCTTTATCTGAGAATACAGGTAAAGATGGCGGTTATATTGTTCCAGAAGATATTACTACAACTATTAATCAGTTAAAACAAACAGTTGATAACTTAGAACAATATGTAAATGTACAACCTGTTTCAACAAATAAAGGGGCTCGTACATTAGAAAAGCGTGCGGCATCAACACCATTTGCGCCATTATCTGAGTATGGTAAGCCGAATGCGATGCAAGAAATTGCTTCTCCTGAATTTGATCGTTTATCTTATGCTATTGAAGATTACGCAGGATTTTTACCAGTACCAAATGATTTATTAGATGATACAGATCAAGCTTTAGAAGAATATTTACGCCAATGGATCGCTAAGAAATCTATTGCTACTCGTAACTATCTAATTTTACAAGAACTCAACAAATTGACAAAGGTTGATTTTAAGGATTATAAAGGCATTAAAACAGCGTTAAATGTTACATTAGACCCGGCATTTGCAGCTGGAGCTAATATTTTCACTAATCAAGATGGATTCAATTACTTAGATCAATTAGAAGATAAAAATGGTCGTCCGCTTCTTCAACCAGACCCAACAAATCCAACACGTAGTTTATTGTCAGGAAAACCAGTTATTACTTTATCAAACAAGACAATTGCTACAGATAAAGATGGGAAAGCACCTTTCATTGTTGGTAATTTAAAAGAAGCTATTATTCTTTGGGATAGAAAACAATTGTCTATTGATATGACTAAAGAAGGTGGAAACGCTTGGAGAACAAATACTTCTGAGTTCCGAGCAATTGAGCGCGAAGATGTTACTCCGTGGGATACAGAAGCAGTTGTATATGGACAAATTACGGTTGCACCTAAAACAGGAGCTTAATAAGGTAGGGGGTGTCCTTCTTGGTACTAACATTAGAGGAAGCAAAAAAGTATCTTCGTGTGGATGGGGATGAGGAGGACGATCTCATTACATCTTTCGTAATCGCAGCTGAAATATATATTAAAAATGCTACAAGTAAAAATGTGGATTTAAAAAGCGAGCTTGCTAAATTAGCAGCTCGTATTTTAATTGCTCATTGGCATGAAAACCGTGAAGCGGTTGGAAAAGCTGAACAATTGGCATTTAGTTTGCAGTCGATATTAGTTCAGTTGCAATATTGTGGTGGTGATTCAAGTGAATCCAGGTAAATTAGATAAACGTCTTACATTTCAAGTGAAAGACGAGGAAGCAAAGAGCCCGAACGGTGATCCAATAGAAGGTTACAAGGATTCCTTTACTGTATGGGGCTCTTTTATTTTTTTAAAGGGAAGAAAATACTTTGAAGCCGCGGCAGCTAATAGCGAAATTCAAGGTGAAACAGAAATCCGATATCGTTCTGATGTGAATGCTGATATGAAGATTAAATATAAGAACGTAATGTATGACATTGTTTCAGTTATTCCAACTGAAAAACACACCTTATCAATTATGTGGAAGCGTGGTGGAATGAATGGCTGATGGTGTTGATTTTTTAGGCTTTGATCGCTTGATATCTGAATTAGAGCAAATGGGTCTACGTGGGGAAAAGATTGAAGATAAAGCTCTTGCAGCAGGTGGAGAACCTATTCGAAAAGCTATTTCCGAAATAGCGCCAAGAAGTGATAGTCCTAAAAGAGCAACAAAAAGTGAACCGTGGCGTACAGGACAACATTTGGCTGATAATATACGAGTTACAAAAGCTAAAATGGAAGGCGGCATAAAAACTATTAAAATCGGGATATATAAAGCAGATCGCTCTCCATTCTTTTATGGGAAGTTCTTAGAATGGGGAACATCTAAAATGCCAGCTCAACCATTTATAGAACCAGGTTTTAATTCTTCAAAAGAAGCAGCAATTCGTGCTATGACAGATATTTTGAAGAATGAAATGAGGTTAAATATATGATGAATTTACGCCCCGAAATTGTGCAAGCTCTTGAAAATAATCAGGGGCTTGTTTCTTTATTAGGTGGAAAACGTGTTTATTATCGTAAAGCCAAAAATGCTGAAGAGTTTCCACGTATTACATTTTTTGAATTAGATAATAGGCCAGATGGATTTGCAGATAATGATGAAAGCGAAAGTGAAATCACATTTCAAATCGACATTTGGTCAAAGAGTAGTACAATAGTGATTCATCAAAAAGTGAATGAAATCATGAAAAGTATTGGTTTCTCACGTTATGCGGTTGCTGATTTATATGAAGATGATACACAGATTTTTCATTACGCGATGCGATTCGCGAAAGGAGTGGAGTTATAGATGGCTGGAGAAATTATTACAATTAGTTCGACTGTCGGTGTAGATAGTCTTGTTTATGCAAAACTAGTAAAAGATGATGCGTCAGGTGTTTCATATGGAGATGTAAAAAAATTAGAAGGGGCAGTAAAGGTTAAAACATCTAAAAAAGTAGCTTCAGAAATTATGTGGAGTGATAACAAAAAATCAGAGATTGCCGAATCTGATGGAGAAGTAGAAGTAGAAGTTGAAATTGAAGTTCGTGGACTTTCATTATCAGCAAAAGCAGATATTGAAGGATATCCAGAAGTTACAGATGGTGTATTAGATGAAAAGCGTGAAGGTGATAAACCATATTTAGCAATCGGTTATCGTTTTTTAAAAGCAAATAGTAAGTATCGGTATGTTTGGTTGCTCAAAGGTAAGCTTTCGCAAGAGGAAGAAGAAGCCGAAACTAAGAAGGATAAACCGAACTTCCAGACTACAAAACTTAAAGGATCGTTCATTGAACGTGATTTTGATGATAGACCGAAATTTACGGCTGATGCTGATGAGCCTACGTTCACAAAAGCCATTGGTGATAATTGGTTTAAAAAGGTATATGAAAAACCAGTAACACCACCAACAGGAAAGTAAGGGGGAGCAAAAGCTCTCTCTTTTTTATTAACTAAGGAGGAATAAATTATGAAATTAACTTTACGAATCAATAAGAAAAATGAAACTTTTAATTTACCGGAGTTCATTCCAGCTCGTCTAATCCGTCAGGCACCTGAGCTTGCTGAAATTCCAAATAATCCTGGTCCAGAGGATATGGATAAAATGGTCAAATTTGTAGTGAAAGTATACGATGGACAATTTACATTAGATCAATATTGGGATGGTGTGGATGCACGTAAATTCTTATCAACTACTTCAGATGTAATTAATGCAATTATTAATGAAACAGTGGAAGCGGCTGGTGGTAATTCTGGATCTGGAGAAGAAGAAAACCCAAACGCGTAGAGGGAGGAGGGCTAACATTCAGTGAGTTTATGGATGAGCTCTACCTCTCTTTATTACGTCAAGGATATAAACATTATCACATCGATAATGAAATGGATATTTGGCATTATTTAAGGTTAAATCAGAAATACCGTGAACAAGATAAATCGAATAGCCAAAATCAGAATTCGAATGAAATTGAAGTTCCAGCAGAAAACATTATCTAGCAAGGGGGTGAGACATTGGCGAATGAAATGAATAATTTAGTAGTTAGGCTTTCCCTTGATAATGTGAACTTTCGTCAAGGTATTGCGAATTCAGGACGTGCAGTAAGGACTTTACAGAATGAATTGAAATCAATTAGTACTGGTATGGGTGGTTTTGCAAACGCTAGTGAGCAAACACAAGCCAAAACGGATGCACTTAATAGATTGATTGAAGCACAAAAAGAAAAAGTTAGAGCATTACGCCAAGCCTATGATCAAAATAAGGCTAAGTTGGGTGAAAATGATGCAGCAACTCAACGATATGCTTCACAGGTCAATAAAGCGGTTGCTGATTTAAATAGATTTGAAAATGAATTAAAACAAGTAAACCGTCAAGCTGAACAAAAAGGGATGGATAAGTTAAATAATTCTTTGAAATCATTACAGGCTGAATTTCAGTCTATTACAACAGGCATGGGCGGTTTTTCTAATGCAACAGAGCAAACACGGGCAAAAATTGATGTTCTCACTCGCATGGTGGATAAGCAGAAAGAAAAGATTAGGGAACTTCAACAAGCATATAATCGTGCAAAAACAGAAGAAGGCGAAGCAAGTCAATCGGCACAACATTATGCTGAACAAATTCATCGCGCTACAGCTGAGCTTAATCGATTTGAAACTGGTTTGCAGCAGTCAAATCGAGAATTAGAGCAGCAAGGTAATCGTATGGAGACATTAGGTAACCATTTGCAAAATGCAGGAATGCAAATCGGTATGGTGTTTGGCGGAATGACTTATGCGATAGGACGTGGTTTAAAATCCGCGGTTACTGAATCAATGAATTTTGAACAACAAATGGCGAACATTAAAGCAGTATCTGGTTCTACTGGAGAAGAAATGAAAAAGTTAAGTGAATTAGCTATTAACATGGGAGAAACGACAAAGTACTCTAGTGTTCAAGCAGGACAAGGTTTAGAGGAATTAATAAAAGCCGGAGTTAGTTTAACAGATATTATAAATGGTGGTTTAGAAGGTGCTCTTAACTTAGCTACAGCAGGAGAGCTAGAATTAGGCGAGGCGGCAGAGATTGCATCCACAGCCTTAAATGCATTTAAAGCAGATCATCTTTCAGTAGCAGATGCAGCTAACATATTATCAGGTGCAGCAAATGCATCAGCTACAGATGTACGTGAACTAAAATATGGTTTAGCGGCATCGTCAGCAGTAGCAGCAGGGGCTGGAATGACGTTTAAAGATACAGCTACGACTCTTGCAGTATTTGCTCAGAATGGGTTAACATATAGCCCCGTTGCGGAGAGATTCGCAGCGTAAAGGACGTGAATTGCTGGGAAGCTAAGGTTATATAACTATGCTAATCAGCAGCCGAGTCATTTAGGAATAAATGAAGAGTTCAGAGACTAGGGTATGGAGTCCAGAACGGACAGTAAAACCCCACGAGCGCGTCCCATCCTAACGTGTAAGGCGAGGATGATGATATAGTCCGATACTCCAGTGAAAATTGGAGAATATGAGATAAAGAGCTCATATATAACGAATGTAAAAGGGTCTGATGCAGGTACTTCACTAAAAACAATGCTTATGCGGTTAAACCCATCTACTAAAGAAGCGTATAACAAAATGAAAGATTTAGGTCTTATCACATATAACGCCCAAGCGGGTTTTGATTTCTTAGTTAAAAACGGTATTCAACCAGCTTCAAGAAATGTAGGAGATATAGAAGTTGCTTTAGAAAAATACGTAATGAAAACCGAAGGGGTTACAAAGTGGAACGATAAATGTGATACAGCATTCCGTGAGTTAGCCACGAGTTCGGCTTTCTTATCATCAAAATTTTATGATCAACAAGGGCATATTCAAAGTCTAGAAAATATTTCAGGAACACTTCATGAGTCTATGAAAGATTTAACAGACCAACAACGAAGTATGGCTTTAGAAACATTATTCGGTTCGGATGCTGTACGTGGTGCAACTATTCTCTTTAAAGAAGGGGCAAAGGGTGTTAATGAGATGTGGGATTCCATGTCGAAGGTTACAGCAGCTGATGTTGCAGCAACTAAAATTGATACTCTACAAGGACGAATTACATTATTAGACTCGGCATTTTCTACAATGAAAAAGACAATTGGTGACGCACTTGCCCCTGTGGTTAGTGCTTTTGTTGCTGGATTGCAGAAACTTGTAGATGGATTTAACTCATTACCAGGTCCAGTACAAAAGGCCATTGCAATTACAGGTGGTATTGTTCTTGCGCTAACGGCGGTAGCAACGGCAATAGGTGTAGTTCTTGCTGCAGTTGGGATGATCATGTCTGGGATTGGAGCATTGGCAACATCATTAGGTATTGTTGGTGGTGCTGCAGGTCTTGCTAGTGCTGCGGTTGGATTCTTAGGAAGTGCAATAGGTTTATTATTTGGACCAGTTGGCTTAATTGCAGCCGCTCTCATTGGAACTGGTGTTGTCGCATATAAAGCATATCAAAAAGCAACAGAGGACAGTATCGCTTCGGTAGATCGTTTTGCTACGAATACAGAAGGTAAAGTTAGCTCGTCCACAAAGAAAGTTCTTGGTGAGTATTTTAAGTTATCTGATGGTATTAGACAAAAGTTAACTGAAATTAGATTGAATCATGAAGTGATAACTGAAGAACAATCACAAAAGCTAATCGGACAATATGACAAGTTAGCTAATACAATTATAGAAAAAACAAATGCAAGACAACAAAAAGAGATTGAAGGCCTTAAAAAGTTTTTCGCTGATTCATACGTTTTAACAGCAGAAGAAGAAAATAAGCGTATCGAGCAACTAAATCAGCATTACGAACAAGAAAAATTAAAGACCCAAGAAAAAGAAAATAAAATCAAAGAAATTCTTCAAACCGCAGCGAGAGAAAACAGAGAGTTAACAACATCAGAACGCATCTCCTTGCAAGCTTTACAAGATGAAATGGACAGAGTTGCTGTAGAGCATATGTCTAAAAATCAAATGGAGCAAAAAGTTATTCTTGAAAATATGCGCGTACAGGCTAGTGAGATTTCAGCTAGACAGGCAGCGGAAGTTGTAGAGAATAGTGCCAAAGCAAGAGATAAAGTTATTGAAGATGCGAAAAAGACGCGCGATGAAAAAATTGCAGAGGCAATTCGTCAGCGTGATGAAAATAAAACAATTACTGCTGATGAAGCGAATGCAATCATTGCTGAGGCAAAACGTCAGTATGATAGTACAGTTTCCACGGCAAGAGATAAGCATAAGGAAATTGTGAGTGAAGCAAAATCCCAAGCTGGGGAACATGCGAATCAAGTAGATTGGGAAACTGGACAAGTAAAATCTAAGTTTGAAGTTATGAAAGATGATGTTGTTCGAAAAATGAAAGAAATGGGTTCGGATGTTTCCAATAAATATGACGAGATGAAAAATGCAGCCAGTAATAAAGTAGAAGAAATCAAAAATACTGTTTCAAGAAAATTTGAGGAACAGAAAAAAGCTGTTAAAGATAAAATGTCAGAAATAAAACATGACATTGAGGATAAGTGGAATACAGTCGAAAAATTCTTTAGCACTATAAATCTACGTTCCATCGGTAAATCAATTATAGAAGGGCTTGGTAAAGGATTAGATGATGCTTCAGGCGGTCTGTTCAGTAAGGCAGCGGGAATTGCAAATGACATTAAAAAGACTATTTCTGGTGCTTTAGAAATTAACAGTCCATCTAAAGTGATGATTCCAGTTGGTAGTGCAGTACCAGAAGGTGTTGGGGTTGGTATGGATAAAGGGAAACGTTTTGTTGTGGATGCAGCAAAAAATGTAGTTGGAACTGTAAAAAAACAAATGAGTAATATGCCATCTGTTTTTGATTTTGGATTCCAAACTTCGCATTATAGTATCCCTCATAATGCACTGGGTGATTTTAATGGGTATACGCAACCGCAATCACCTTATAACAACGCACCTACAGGAAAAACTATGTTCTCGGATAAATCAGGTAGAGAACAAGAACTGAATTTAACGGTTAATATGACAAACGTTTTAGATGGAAAAGAACTAGCAAACGGAAGTTACGCATATACTACAAAGCTTCAAGATCGTGACCAAAAAAGAAGAGCGGAATTTTAAGGGTGGTGAGCACGTTGGGGAAACTCAGTTTTACTTTTAATAAAATCAGAAAAGATTATATTCAAATGCTTGTTGGAAGAAAACGCCCTTCTTGGGCTCCAGTTAAAAGAAAATTAGTAAGAGTCCCTCATCGCGCAGGGGCTCTCTTTCTTCATACAGAAACGGAGGAACGTCGTATTGATGTTCCTCTTGTGATTAAAGCAAAAAAAGATATGGCTGATTTACAAAAGTTAAAAGAAGATTTAGCGGATTGGCTATATACAGAACAACCAGCCGAACTTATTTTTGATGATGAATTAGACAGGACATATCTAGCTTTAATTGATGGTTCTGTAGACTTGGATGAAATAGTCAATAGAGGAAAAGGTGTCATTACTTTTGTTTGTCCGATGCCATATAAATTAGGGAAACAAAATACTCATATGTTCTCTCAAAGTGGCTCTACAGAAGTGGCGACTTCTTTTATCAATCAAGGGAATATAGAGGCACCTCCAATTATTGAAGTGGAGGCCCAAAAGCCAAGTACATTTTTAGATGTGTGGTTTGGTGAGCAGCCGTATAATCGTGATTACTTCAGAATTGGTTACCCTTTGAAAACAGAGCAATTACCTGTAGAAAGAAATCAAAGACTTATATGGGACGAAATGGCTACCACTGTAGGGTGGAGTAAAGTCAGTTCAATGGAAGATGGCAATCCAATTGGTGAAATGAAGACAGATAAATACCAATTCTATTGTTCTGATTTTGGTACCAGTACAGGTAAAGGATGGCATGGTGCAGCTGTTAAAAAAAGTATCCCTGGTGGCCCAGTGCAAGATTTTATTATGCAAGCCTATGTTACATGTAAGAGTAAAAAAATTAATGAAATGGGCCGAGTTGAGATAGCGATACTCGATGAAAATAGCAAGGTTCTTTCCAAAATTGCTATGAACGATCTCTTTTGGCAAGCTGAGCAAAATTTTGGAACGATGGTTATTGGATATGATAACAAGCCAGGGAAAACAGGATTGATTTATGAGAGTGGTGATTATCCGAATACCTGGAATCAGTATTTCGGACGATTGTGGATAGCTAGAACCGGAAATGTATGGGAAGCATATATTTCAAAATTCTTGCCAGGGACAGAGAAAGATGATTCAGAACGTTTTGCACGGTGGACAGATGAAAATAACTACCATATGGAAAAAGCCGCACAACTTCAGATTAGTATTATGCAATGGCAAGAAGTTCCGCCAGTAGAAGCGATGTCAGTTAGTGATTTGAAATTTTGGAAAGTGAATTTAAATACAAAAAACGATCCGCCTTACATTTTTGACACAGGGGACAAAATTATTATTGATACAGAAAAAAGTCTTGTAACAATTAACGGTAAGAATGCAATTAATTTAAAAGAAATTTTTAGTAATTTTCCAACTGTAATACGTGGTGAGAATCGTATCGATATAATGCCAGCAGATGTTAAAGCGACTGTTAGTTATAGGGAGAGATATAGATGAGAACACCAAGCGGCATTTTGCATATTGTGGATTTTAAAACAAATCAAATCGTTGCAGCTATTCAGCCGCAGGACTATTGGGATGATAAAAGGCATTGGGAAATCAAAAACAATGTTGATATGTTGGATTTTACAGTTTTTGATGGCACAACTCATTCGGCTACGTTACAACAACAAAACCTTGTTTTAAAAGAAGTACGAGACGGAAGAATTGTACCATATGTTATTACAGAAGCTGAGAAGAATTCGGATAAACGATCCATTACCACATATGCTTCAGGAGCTTGGGTTCAAATCGCTAAGTCAGGCATTATAAAACCACAACGAATAGAAGGTAAAACAGTAAACGAATTCATTGATATGGCCCTAGTAGGAATGAAATGGAAACGTGGAAAAACAGATTATGCAGGATTCCACACGATGACTATTGATGAATTTATTGATCCGTTAACATTTTTAAAGAAAATAGCTTCTTTATTTAAATTAGAAATCCAGTACCGAGTTGAGATTCAAGGTTCACAAATCATTGGATGGTATGTTGATATGATTCAAAGGCGTGGTCGAGACACGGGGAAAGAAATAGAACTGGGGAAAGATTTAATAGGTGTTACACGTATTGAACATTCAAGGGATATTTGTACAGCACTAGTTGGCTTTGTGAAAGGTGAAGGCGATAATGTAATTACTATTGAAAGTATCAATAGGGGACTTCCCTATATTGTTGATAATGATGCATTTCAACGATGGAATGAACGTGGTAAACATAAATTTGGTTTTTATACACCAGAAACTGAAGAATTAGACATGACTCCAAAACGTTTAATGACTTTAATGGAAATAGAATTAAAAAAACGTGTCAATTCTTCAGTTTCTTATGAAGTAGAAGCACAATCGATTGGACGTATTTTCGGACTAGCACATGAACTAATTAATGAGGGAGATACGATCCGAATCAAAGATACAGGATTCACACCTAAGTTATACCTTGAAGCACGTGTAATTGCTAGTGATGAATCTTTTACGGACCCTACACAAGATAAATATGTGTTTGGTGATTATCGCGAAATTACTGATCCAAACGAAGAACTACGAAAAATTTATAATCGAATCTTAGGGTCATTAGGCAATAAACAAGAGCTGATAGATCAGTTAGATAAATTAGTGAAAGATGCAAATGAAACAGCTAGTAATGCTAAGAAAGAATCCGAAGCAGCGAAAACACTGGCTGAAAAGGTTCAAGAGAATCTTAAAAATAACACGGTAGAAATCATTGAAGCTAAGAATCCACCGACAACGGGGATGCAACCTTATAAAACACTTTGGCGTGATATTAGTAATGGGAAGCCTGGTATTTTGAAAATATGGACAGGCGCAGCTTGGGAATCGGTTGTACCAGATGTTGAATCCGTTAAGAAAGAAACACTTGAGCAGGTTAATAAAGATATTGAATCAACAAAAACAGAATTAAATCAAAAGGTTCAAGAGACACAAAATCAGGTGACGGGACAATTCAACGAAGTAAAGGAAAGTTTACAAGGTGTCAACCGTACAATTTCTAATATTGAAAATAAACAAGGTGAAATTGATAAGAAAGTAACTAAGTTTGAACAGGATTCTAATGGATTTAAAACTTCTATTGAATCATTAACGAAAAAAGATACTGAAATTAGTAATAAATTAAATACTGTCGAATCAAATGCGGAAGGTACAAAAAGGGCTATTTCTGATGTGCAACAAACAACTAATGATCTAAAGAAGACCACAACTGAAGTTAAAGAACAAGCAGGAAAGATTAGTGAAAAGTTAACAACTGTAGAAACAAAGGTTAATAGCGATAAAGCCGGTGGACGTAATCTGTTATTAGATTCAAATGCTAAATACGAAAAAACGGATTATTTAATCAATGTATTTTCGCTAACTGAAAATTTTGTTGCAGGTGAAGAATATACTTTTGTAATTAAAGGGAGTGTACCTGCAGGTCAAAAGTTTGGTATTTGGATGAATGGTGGGTCTAGTAATGTTGGATATGCAACAAGTGTTTATGCGAATGGAATTACCTATGTAACTTTTAAAGCTGTAGCAGTAACGAGTGGAAATGAAAGAAAGTTGAGCCTATATAACTTTCCGAGTAACACTACAAAAGCCACTGTAGAATGGGTCGCTTTATATAAAGGTAATAAGCCACAGGATTGGACACCAGCTCCAGAAAATCAAGTAACGAATGATGAATTCACTAAAAAAACAACCGAGATTGAAAAAAATGTGGATGGTGTAACAAATACTGTATCTAAGGTGAAGAATAGTCAAGATGGATTCGAAAAGCGCATAACTACAGTAGAACAAACAGCAACTGGATTATCTTCCACAGTGAACGATTTAAACAATGTTGTATCAGATCAAGGGAAAAAGCTTACTGATGCAAATACAAAACTCGAACAACAGGCAACAGCAATTGGTGCAAAAGTTGAGCTTAAACAAGTAGAAAATTATGTTGCTGGATTTAAGATACCTGAGTTGAAGCAAACAGTCGATAAAAATAAACAAGATTTGTTGGGCGAATTAGCTAACAAACTTGCAACTGAGCAATTTAATCAAAAAATGACTTTGATTGATAACCGCTTTATTATCAATGAACAGGGGATTAATGCTTCAGCCAAAAAGACAGAGGTATATACAAAAGAGCAAGCAAATGGGCAATTTGCCACATCATCTTATGTAAGAGATATGGAAACCCGTCTTCAGTTAACTGAAAAGGGTGTTAGTATATCTGTAAAAGAAAATGATGTAATCGCAGCATTCAATATGAGTAAAGAAAACATTACTTTGAATGCGAATAGGATTAACTTAAGAGGTTTTATTACAGCGGATCATATCAAAGGGCAAGTTTTAGAAGGAGTAACACTTAAAACGAGTGGAAACAGATTTGTTGAAATAAATAAACAAGACATGAAGATTTTCGATTTAGATAAGCCACGTGGTTATATAGGATTTATGGAGACAAATGATGGAAGTATTCAACCTTCATTAGTCCTTGGTTCTGATAATAGAAAATACGCTGGTACAGGATCATTTTATATTTATCAAGTCATGCCGCGAATTAATGGAGTCGATCAACCTTCTAAAGCGTATGCAAAATTTGGGGTTTCTAAAGGAGAAAATGCAGAAGGAACTAATATTTGGTCAAATTATATTCAAATGCAGAATGACGGTGGACATCTGAGCGTATATTCAGATGGACAATTTCGTTTTCAAAACTTGAATGATATTATTTTTGAATCTGAAGGATGGGCTCCAGGATATGGTTACTTCTCTGTAACTACAACTGAACCGCATATTTTTAACAATAACAAGGGACAGTTTACTTTCAAAAGAAAAGGCAGTGACTATAAAATACATTTCATAAACGGCGCCACCGATCATGATTTAATCATGGGTAATGCAATGATAAGATCAAGTTTTGTACAAGGTTATAACAACGGATTACAGATTAAAGATATGATGGGTCAAGGATGGAAAGATATAGAATTAAGAACACTGCGAGCGCAAGAAAATATAAATGCTAATGGTCAAATGTGGGCGAAAGCATTTAATCCTACGTCAGCTAGAAATATGAAAGAGAATATAAGAGATATTCCTTTCTCAGCTCTTGATAAAATCATGAGTTTGGCTATAAAACAGTACAATTTCAGAGACGACATGTATGATTTGTATCAAATGCGTGTGAACAAACCAGAAGAACAAACAGAACCATATACAACAAAAGAAATTGAAACGTATTTCGGTATGATTGCAGACGATACGGACGCTATATTTACAGATAAAGAGAAACGGGCTATAAATTTATATAATACTGTTTCAATCTTTATTGTAGCTTTCCAACAGCAGTATCATCAAATTAACGAAGAGTTAACTACTGTTAAAAGTGAGAATAAACAACTAAAAGAGCAGGTTACGACCCTAGCAAGCGATGTGTCCACATTAACAGATTTAGTTCAAAAATTAATTAGTGAGAAACCAGAGCAGCTATAAGCTGGTCTTTTTTTATTGCCTAAAAGGGGTGGTCAAAGTGGAAGGATTACAAGATGTACGAAGTGATGTTCAAGAAATAAAGCAAGATATTAAGGACATTCGCTTAGAGATTAAAAGTTTAGAAATGCGGACAACAGGTAACGAGAAAGACATTATCAATATCAACAAACAGCTAGATAAAATCAGCGCCAATACTACCTGGATTTTGCGACTTATAGTTGGCGGAATTGTTGGTGGCATTCTCACTTTCTTAATGAAAGGAGGTGGTATGTAATGTTTGAAATTACTGTAATGATTGGAATTGTAGTTGGCCTTTCGCAGATCGTAAAAACAATTGGATTACAAACAAAATATGTTCCGTTATTGAATTTAACGTTTGGCATTGTGCTAGGCGTTTTATTTTTGGGCGGAGATATCAAAACAAATGTATTTCAAGGAATCATCATTGGACTGTCAGCAAGTGGATTATTTGACCACACAAAAATTATAAAAAAGGATGTTGATGCTAAATGA